GCAGGCCAAGCTTCTTGTGCATTGTCATAAGCAATTGCACCGCCTTCTGATTTAACAGGAGCGGCACTAAAGCCAGACAACTTGGTTTCTTCTTCAAAAGAACGGTCAGAAGTTTCAGTTTCAAACACTTCCTTATGCTCTTCGCCATATTTTGCATACTCCAGACCAAACAATGCGTTTAGGCCGGGGAGCAGCTCTTTCAGTAACTGTGCGCGTGAAATAGCCATTTAATTACTCCTTAAGCGGGCAACGCATTGCCGGTGGTGTTGTTGTACTGGTGGTCGTTAATCTTAACAAGAACTTCCACGAACCCATCTGCGGTAGCAGTATCTGCAACGCCTGCAATAACGCGGAACGGCAGTGTATCTGTATCATCTGCCGAGCTTACGTCTACGGACGAGCCAGAATTGCCAGTTGCAGCGTCACCTGTGCCTACGACACCGGGAACGTTAGTACCGACGATTTCCTGACCAACAGGCGTAATATCTGTGCCGTCAGTACAAGCCACTTTGAAAGCAGCCATAGGGTCGTCTACCACGTATGCAATAGCGTTAGTCACACCAGCACCGGGGAAATACTGACCCTGTACAGGTTGACTCATAGAATTAGTATATGCACAGCCTACCAATACACCTAGTACAGGACCAGTTGCGGTAGTGCCAGCGGCTTCAATAGTGCCACCCTCGACTAAAACTACGGTATCGCCGTTGAAGATAGGGTCTGTATAGCCAGATGCAATCGGAATTTGTCGAATTGCACCAGCGTATGCCATACCGTCTACACGGTTTACCGGTTTAAAGCCGTAGGGAGCATTAACAGTTGGATATGCCATTTGTTTACTCCTTGATTAATCTCGCTTGCCTCTGCTTGTGGTCGACTTGCGCTCACTGAATAGCGGCATACGAGGGTCATTTTCTTTCATGAGGTTGTTATCTACTGCAGCAGTCTGCTGCTGAGTATGGTTCCGGTAATATGAATTACGTTGGTTTACCATTTCAGTAGCTGTTTTGCAGAGTACCAACCCGCCAATTTCAACTAATCCATCATTACGACCGCTGTGTTGGAATTCAGGGTGGTCTTCACGCCTGACTGGAACCCAGCCTTCGTCCTGCTTGGACATCATATTACGGTCATCAGCTACGCCCATCATCGACTTGCGAATCCAGCGGTAACTATAACCGTCTTCTTTTCTTACATTAGGAAGCAAAGAGGGCGGTGCCCATGTTCTCTTCCGTTCATTATTTGCGCGTGTATCAAGTTCGCGTGGGGTTCTATCGGACATTGTTGTTCTCCTTCATTACTTGTTCTGCATATTTTTCAATAGGGATACCAAGCTTTTTGGCTATGGCGACTTGTGAAGTGGTCAACTTCACCTTGTGTGAACCTGACGAGCTTCGTGTCGCAGAAGCAACAACATTCGCAGGTCTAGAAGACCTGAACTTGTTGGGAAATGATTCCCGGATGCGAGCATCAATTTGCTCGTAGTATGCGTCAGAACCAGCGACGTATCCAGACTTGACGAGTTCGTCGTGGATACCAAAAGCAGCACCTCTCATTACAGCATCGGTTTCAAACCAAGTATTCTTGGTGACCCATTGACGGGTGCGTTCGTCAGGGACGACCTGTGGTAATTCATTATTTACAGGAATTTCTGGAGTTTGTAAAGGGGCTTGGAAACGAGGGCGATAATTATCGACATCTCGCTTATCAGCTACAATCTCAGAAATCTTTCTCTGAGCAGCTGTAATCGCGTCCGCATCACCTGCTTCATAAGCTTCTTTATACTCCCTCTCTGCCTGTGCAAGAAGAGCCTCTGCACGTTGCTTGTTAGAGGTCATTAAGACTTGCTCGCCTTGTTGCAAACGTTCTTGCAGCATGCGATTCTGTTCCGCTACAGCCTTGGCATAAGTAATTGCCTCTTGCTGTTCACGGTAAGCCTTTTCTTTCTCTCGGCGTTCGTCATGATAAACTCGACGTAGCTCTTTAATGCGCTTCTGCACATTTTCTGAGTACGTTGCAATTTCATCATCTGAAACTTCCAGTTCGCCATTGACCAGCGGTTTTTTGCCTCGGTCTTCTTCTGGCGTGTCATCGACAATTTCAATCTCGTTTTCGTCCTCGATTAAAATTTCGTCTTCAGTTAAAAACTCTTCTTGCTCAGCCATAGTATTACTCCTTTAAACGCGGTTGATAGACCGTGGGTCTGCGACAACGGCTTCTACTGTGTCGTCGTCGATTAAGCGGAACTCTTGCTCACCCTCGTCTGATTTGACGGTAAAGCGAGTGCCGGAATATGCCCTCATAACGATAAAGTCACCCTCTTGGCAATACGGACCATCGGGAAACTTGTTTTCGTCTCTATAGGCAAGCGACCCCATTTTGACCACGAGGCCAGTAATGGAGGCGGTTTCTTCTTTCTTCCTGTGTTCTTCAGGAATAAGAATGGTGGAATTGCCGAAGGTGTTATCCTTCTTTGGAATAGCAATTAATACTTTGTAGCCTTTCGGCTCAGGCAGATTACTCATCTGGTAAATCCTCTATCAGTCTTATTGCACGTTGTAATCCTCGTATCTCTCCAACCAGCGAGCAATACGAGGGGTAATCCTCGACCGGACTAAACGCTAGTTTTTCAATTAGCGCCTGCTGGTCTTTATTCAGTTCATTTATTAGGTAGTCTGCTAGTGCCAATTTGAACTCCTAGTTTTGCGCCTTCGATAGCTTGTTTCATACTTACATCTTCTTTATGTTTAGCAACCTCAACGCCAATCTTTGCTCCTTCAATAGAAGTTTGAGCCTTAATGCGCTCACGCTCTCTTTCGTCGGTCTTCTCAATCTGAGCAGCTTTAAGCGCTGCGTCAGTCTGGTCTTTTGCTGTTTTGCGTTGCAAGTCAGCTTCTTTAAGCTCAAGCTCTTTCTGTTGCATTTGTATAACTGGGTCTTGCATTTGCTGTTGAATCTGTTGTTGCTGTGCTTCAGCCGCGTCTTTGGCAAGCAGTTTGTCAGAAGCATCAGCGACTGCACGAGACAATTGCACTTCAACATCTTCAGGTAATTGCTCACCTTCTGGTGGCAGAGCCACACCAAGCATCTTCTCGATTTCAATTCGATACTGGAATGCCACATGCTCTGCGATATGCGCTTGCAGGGCTGCTTGCATAACAGCTGCTTGTGGGTTCTGTCCCATAATCTGTTGCAATTTTGGGTCTTGTGCTGCGTTCTGGTGAATCCTGATATGTGCTTCGTGGTCTTGATACAAGAAAGCTTTGACTGGCTTGGTGTTCAAGATAGCCATGTTTTCAGAGATTGGGTCTTGTGGCTTATGGTCATCTGTTATCGGAATAATCTTCTCGACATTTTTGATGCCCAGAACCTCAAGCATTTGCCTATGAAGCTCAGGAAGGTCGTAGATATTTGGTGCGGTATTTGCCAGTTGCAGCGCTGCTTGATGCTGTACAACACGTTGTGCCATGGTAGAAGCATTTGGGTCAGACACAGGGATGATTTCTACAACTTCATAGTCAGCCCTACGTGCTTGCATAGGTGCATCTGTTTCGTAGTCATACTCTTCAGGAGCAAAGTCACGAACCAAGGAAGCAATCAGTTTAAACTCATGCTTCATCGCTGCGTGAGTTCTTGCTTGAACTGCAGACATAACCTTCAGTGTGCGCTCAAGGATAGCCAGTGTAGTACCGACTGGTGCCTGAGCTGACATATCGGAAACTTTCAGGTCTGCTACTGAAGCAAACTTGCGTCCTTCTTCAACAATTGTGTTTAACAAATTGTAAAGCGTTGCACTTGGCTCTTTGTACGGAAGAGGGACAATGGAATCTTTGATAGTTGCGCCGGTGACATCAACATCTCGCCATTCACCCGGAGCGATTGGTGTGTCATCGCCTTTTACACGCAAATCTTTAGATTTAAACCCGCCCGGCAGATTAGACAATGTGCCTGCATCTACCAATTGACGCAGAATTGACGTAGCTGACTTGGCAAAGCCGCCAACCAAGTGAATTAAGCCAAATCCGTAGAAGCCAAAGCCCGGTATGTAGTTGTAATGCGAGAAATGAAGTCTGCGAGTCTTTGTTTCGTCATCCTCTAAGTAGTTTCTGCGAATTGACAGGACTTCACCTGAAGAATCTATCGTAATCACATAAGGAAGCGCAATGCCGTCTGGGTCTTCATAGCCCGGTAAGTCATATTCGATATGTGCTTCATAAATTAAGTAGCGGTCGTCTTCAACAAGCTCTATGCCTGAGTCTTTATCCTTGGCTTGCTCAATATCGTTTGTAATATGGTTAGGTTCTGGCAGTTCAACGTCTCGGTAGAACCCTGACACTTGAAGCTTACGCAACTGATTAGGGGTTTTACGCATACGATGCGTGATACGAGGCGATGAGAAGAGGTCTGACGCACCGTATGGGACGATAATGTCCTCTGCCGAGACAAACATAGCCACTGGGCGGTCCATTGTTGGGTCGTAGTAGACCTTTTTAAACGCAGAGCCAGTGATTGGTAGAGACCAAAGCAGTCTTTCATGCTCACTACGGTACTCAACCATCTTTTCTGTGAGTTCATAGTTCATATCCTCTCGGACACGCGCTGCAGCCTCTTCTTTTTCGCGGGTAATCTTGCCAATAATCTTGGTTTTTACAGGACCAGATGCAGGGAATGTCTCAATAATCGCCTCTGACTGGAATTTAACGACAGCTTCTGACAGGATTGGGTGATAAACACCGCATGCACCGTCCCAAGGCTCTGTTCTTTCCTCAATACTAAGGCCAAGAAGCTCTAAACCTTCCTTATAGGTGCGTTCCCAGTCACGTCTTGACTGCAAGTCAACCTTAATCAGGTCAAGTATCTCGCTAGAAATCTCCTGAAGAACGCTTTCATCGACTTCTTCAGCAAGGTTTTGGTCAAAATCCGACTCTGTCTTAACCTCTACTTCAATAGTAGGCTCTTCATCGTCGGGCATTTCAATTTCAATTTCAATCTCTGCCGGGTCTTCTACTGCTATTACTTCAGCAATGCCTTGCGGAGCTTCGTATAAACTTTTTTCGATAGCCATATTAATTCCTAATAGTATGCCGCCCTACGGGGGACAAAAAGTCTGTCTTTTTCATCAGTCGCAAGCTTAATAAATCCGCCCTGACGAAACCTAAGCAACGCTTGGCTGGTAGAGTCGACCAAGTCATCATGGTCTCCGTTCGGAAACGATGCGATTTCTTCGACAAGCTCTTCAGCCCATCGAGTGTCTGGTCTCCAAACCATTCCTGAAGAAAATAAATCAGAAATAGCGTTTACACGAGCTATCTTATCTGACCCTTTGCCCGGTGTATATTCCGAAATTGGTATTCCCATCCGGCGAAGTTCATAAATAAGGGGAGAACCTGCTGCTTTCTTTTCAACAATACAGGTGTCAGGGTTCCAGTCTTTCCACATCTCATAGGCTGTTTTCTTTAATTCAGGGAACTCCATACGCTCTTTAAACGCGTCTAGGACGATAATGTTGGCTATCTCATACCCATCTTCACCTTCTAGGTAAAAGATGCCCCACGTCGTGCAGGCGGAGTAGTCAGCACGGTTATTTTTCTCGAATGCGGTGTCCCATGATTGGATAAGGTAGTCACACTTGGGTGGCCTATCCTTTTCCCAGATTTGCCACATATCCCTTTTGATAATCGCACCCTCTTCTGAGGTTGGATTTTGCTGGTATTGCGCTTCCCATTTGCTTACTGGGAGTTCTGATTTGATAGCTTCAAGCTCTTCCTGTCGCCAGAACTCTTTCCACAAAGGCTTTCCTGAAGGTAACAAGGCTGGCAGCTCAATCACTTCCCATTCATCCAAGTCTCTCTTGGCTGCGGATTGCAGAATCTGCCCTGTCAGGTCTCGCTTAGACCA